ACAAGAGAATCGGCGTCCGACATTTCAGATTCATCAGCAACCATTTCCAGGTCCCCCTTCTCTAAAAGTTCATCGGCCTCTGACTTTGTAATAGAAGTATCGGACTCGGACAACTCGCCAACATAGGCTTTCTGTTCTTCATCCCAAACCAACATCTCGCCAGTTTCTGTTTTTAACTTCATCAGGGTTCTCCTAATCCAATTGATTAATATATAAATTTATAAACGAATCATTTCTGATTATCTATATTTATAAAACTAATTACTTTAACAGTAGCAAATTGCTACAACTTACTCACAAAATCTTCAAAAATAGTCGCTTCCAAAGATGTTAATCGATCTTTTGAGGCTTTCTTTATGATTTTTTTATAATTTGCAATTTCAACTTCTTGAATTGCGCCGTTCGCCCATATCCACTCTTTGCCTTCCATAATACCATTAACAAAAGCATCGGGTGCTGATGGGTCTGCGACAATATCCGCGGCAGTAGCAAGATAAAAGTCATCTTGTACTTCCTGAATTCCTTTTTTGTTCGCTTTAAGCGAACCCATACCACGAGAGGATACACCAAGTTGGGCGCCCTCTTTGATAAGACTTTTGACAATATTTCCGTGTGGAGTATCAGCAACTTTTGCTTTACCAACATAATTACTACCTTCTTTCTTCAAAGATGTAATCATATGAGATACCCTTTCCAAATTGATAGTAGGTCCTTCAGGATGTCCTAATTCACCAAATGCACGTTTCTTATCGATGTATTCTTTAGTATAACGCTTGACCTCTTTCTCCATAATCTTACCAGGATAGAAGCGTCCATTTTTATTCTTTAAGTCTGCTTGTAGAAATATACCTTCTATATAGAGGTCTTTTCCATTATTTTCAGTAATATACTTAACTGAGTCGTTGATTTCCGAAATAAGTCTCATATGGCTCCTATCCTGAACATTTTTTACTAACCTTTTTCCAAATATCAGTTACATATTTCTCTGGATCAGAAATATCCTTGATTTCTTTTTTGATTTTTCTCTCGAGGATCTTCTTAAAGTGTCCTCCTGTAATTTTTCCATCAGAAACACATTGCCACATAGCACTTTTTATCCAACTCCTAGGGTCGTGTCCTTGAATATCCATAGCCACATTACCAATACATTTTCCACACTTCACCGCATCAAACATATTACTCCTAATTAATTATCTTTTCTTTGTGAATTTAGATTTAACTCTGCCTCCATAAACTTTTTGAGCATTCGCAATCTTAGATTTATTTATTTTCTGCCACTTTTTTCTTACCTTAAGTCGATGAACCTTGGCACCACCCTTTTTACGATCAATTTTAGCTTTTAGTTTGTTTGCCCGGTCAGAATGTTTCAATCGGTCTTTTTTGAATTGTGTTTGACGCCGTTGCTGAGTATTTCTAGCTTTAAATTCTTCAAGATCCGTCTCTTCGGCTTCTATTTCAGCCCTTTCTGCAATGGATAGTTTGAGCCATTCCAGTTCTGTCCATTCAACTATGACTTCATCATCAGACAACTCTTCCATTGCCGATGCCAAGCATAGATAATCAAGATAATCTGAAAATTTAATCATACTCATTTTGATTTATCTAAAATTCTTCGAGATACGGTTTTGATGTCTTCCTTCTTGTCTTTTTTCTTTTTGTTATCAGTTGGGTTATCATCGTCCGTAAAGGCCTTTGCTTTTTTGTCTCCAAAATTCTTAATGTTTTCGTCCTGCTCTTTTTCATCATCATCTCCGCCTTTTTTCTTCTTGGCATCAATGGCTTTCTGAAGAGCTGGTGGTAATGTGCCTTCTTTTTTTGTCTCGCCTACTGGATCTTTATCCTCATCTTCTTCGTCATCATCTCCGCCTTTTTTCTTCTTGGCATCAATGGCTTTTTGAAGTGCGGGAGGTAATGTGCCTTCATCTTGTTCATCATCCTTTTTGCCTTTCTTCTTAGCATCATTCTTAGCTTTTCTGGCTGCATTTCGACCATCTTTCTTTTTGTCGTAATTTGAGCCAATTTTATCTTGCCATCCTTCTTCTACTTCTTCATCGTGAGTGTGTTCTACATCGCCACCCTCGTGAGTATGGACAGTACCATCATCGTGAGTGTGTTCTACGCCATCGGGATGTCCTTCACAATTTTCTTTGAACATAGATTTGGAGAGACCGTCTCTTATTTCCGTCACTTTCGTATTGATTCTACTGTCAATTTCAGAAGTTAAAATCTCTTTGAAATTTGTAGGCTTTTTGTCTCGTGCGGATTGCACAAGTTTTTCTAAATTTTCATTAAACATAATATTTTATCTCCTAGTATAAGTCTGGTGAGGATTTGTCATCTTTTGAATTGCCGTCATCATCACCAGTACTTTTGGCTTGTTTAGCGGCTTTTTCTTTTTCCATTTCTTTATCTAATACATCGATATCTTCTTCGGTTTGCATTAGAATGTTTTTTCTAACCCATTCAATTGAGTAATAACGTCCAATCATCTCTCCACTTGATATAGTATCAAGCATTTCGATTCTCGAGGTCATCATCTCAAGTTTTTTGAGTTCTGTAAAATACCCGTCGTCTTCAAAGATAAAGTTAATATTCTCTTGGTAGACGTTCCACTCACCTTTATCAATAACTCCTTTCGCAAGGAGTTGAGTTCTTAATAGTGAATAAAGTAAATCTGAAAATCGTTTACGTAGTTTTGTTACATATTTGAAAAACTTTATTTCATCTCTTGTTATTTCACCTGATCTAGATAAACTCCAAGATGAATCTGTCTCCATTCTACTAGATGGAACGTGAAGAGACTGATATACTTTCTTCTGAAAATATGCTACATCATCCATATCACCAAGATTTTGTCCCCCTGGTAATGTCTCCACTTCTGTTCCTCGGCCACCTTCTTTTCTAGGTAACCAAAAATCTTCCATCATTGACATTGTGTCTTTACCATTAGCGACAGTACCAGTACTCGCATCATAAACCATCTTATTCTTAAACTTGTTCATAATGTTACGGAGGTACTGTTCCGCTTTTGTTTTTGGTAAATTACCAACATCAATATAAAACACCCTTCTTTCTGGTGCTCTTGTAATTCTGTAAATAACCATTGAGTCTTCTAACATCCTCAATTGGTTAATCGGCTTCATTGCTTTATGAAGATAGGAAAGAATAACTTCTTTCTCTTTATCATATAATCCAGAATCAGCCGTAGCGACTGCTTCTAGGGCAACTTTCAGGGTTTGAGTAATTCCTTTACTCTCCTTAGTATATATCCAATATTCATCAACTCCCTTTACTACTTCGATGCCATTTTCATCTTTTTCTTTGATAATCTCTTTAATTTTCTTGATATTAGTGGAGTCAATATATCGTAACTCTTTAATACCTTTCTTGACATTATCGTTATCAAAAATAATATGATAATGAAGTGCTCCATCTACATACCATCGTCTGAATATTTCTGGTCCAGAGCGATTAAACTCTAATTTCTTAGAGATAACGTCAAATTCTTCTGCTATCATATCTTTGATATTCTTAGGCACATCAACCGTGTCTAGTTTATCAAGATATATTGTAACTGGGTCCTTATAGGGATCCAGCACCACCGCTTCGTTAACTATATCATCAATTGCAGATTCAGCCTCTGGCTGTCTAGCACATTGTCGATATTTAGCAATTAACTCTTGCTGTGTTTTAAATGCAGTATCAAAATTAACGGAGAAGGCGTTTATTCCTCCCCCATCAATTACAGTAGAACCATCGTCCAGGTTTGGTGCAACAAAGGATTTACTCCCCTTTTCCACCACAGATGAGCCAATTTTCTTCTCTATCTTATAACCAAATAGTTCCATATCACCGATTTTTGTTATTTAAGTTAGTATATTTGAGTATATTTATACAACTCAAATAACAAATTATGCCGCCAATACGTCTACTGATTCAGTATCAACACCACCATCATCCCAAGATACACTAAAAGTAACTGTATATTCTTGAATGGCATCAGGAGTTTCCCAGGAAAGGTCTATTGTTCCTATTTCACTCGGCCAGCCATACACATTTACTGAGTGTGAACTGTCTTCTCCACCACGATTAATCGGTTGAATTTCGATTTTCCTGTGAGCGTCTGAGACACCCAAAGTAGATGCAAAAGAACTGAATCCAGTAATACCCTGTTGCCAGGATAGTAAAGCTCCACGTACAACGTATGCTTCATCGTTGATAATTGTTGCTGTCCAATCAGTAAATGTTCTATCACCAGGAACCTTCAACTTGCGGTTCTGATAAGGAACTTCCACTACACCTACAGTAGTTGCTGGTAGAGTGGCAGTTTTAACCCACATAGCTGAATCTATTTGTGCAATATTTACAACAAATAAATTAGGACGAGCATAGTCACCACTGTACTGGGTACCAAATTTTGAAATATCCATTTAGTTCTCCTATACTTGTCCAATCACTTCAGCAAAATCAACACCAGTCTTTGTCGCAACAAAGTTAAGCGTGATAAAGTTGATTGATTTGGAAGGTTTTAGAAAAATACTCGCAACGAACTGATTACCGTCAATGACTTCAGGCGTATTATTGCTTGCATCACATTGAACATAAAAATCATACATTCCTTGTCTAGCTTTGATTCCTGCTAAATATGGATTAACCATATTCAAGAAATTCTTACGTGTGAATTCGTTGTTGAATTCAAACAAGAAGTATTTTGCGGATATTGATATCGCTTTTTCTAGAATTATGAACAATCTGCGAACATTGATTCTATCGAAAGCACTAGGTTTAACCAGCAGAGTTCTATCTCCCCAGAGGACAGTTCCTTGACCCGGGAAAGTTACTATTGGATTGATTCCGTTAGGAAGCATATACAATTGATCTCTGTGGGCTAGAGTCGGTTGATAAGCAAGTTTTACAACGCCTTTAATATGAACACGATTCAATCCACCAGGAATACACCAGGCATCTCTT